TATGTTTCTTCAATGCCCAAGTGTTCCAATGCCTTCAATCGCATATTGCCACCCAGCACAATCATATCGTCATTGACAACGATTGGTCGGAGTTCCAACATCTGCGGAAAGTCCGTGATTGATTTCAACAACTTCTTAAACTTGTCATCCTTGATTACTCTTGGATTGTTTGGATTCGGTCGTATCTGGCTGACCTTAATTTTTTGTATCATCGTGTACTTAATTTTTGTTCGTGAATGGATTTCAACCACTCCTTGTGTTGTTTTTTATCACCATACTTCAAGTGATCCTCACGACATAACGCCATCAAGTTTTCAATCGCATCTGCCTCTTTGCTCCCTCCGATTCCTCTCGCTTCAATGTGATGGATGTCAATGGCAGTTTTGCCACACACCTCGCAAGGGATGAAGTCACTTATGTCATATCCGAAATGGTTTAGGTATGTCATTGTGTGTTTCTTCATTGCTCATTCTTTCTTCTTCTCTTTGGTTTCTGCTCATCATCGGCAAGTTGTGCTAACTCCAACGCTTTTTGGTCTGCCCATATCAAAAGTGAGAACACCGACTCAATCACACAAGTTGAACAGTTGGGAACATTGCGACCAAATATCTCACGATGTACATTCTGAAGTTGTGCTGATTGCTCAGGGGTTAATTGGAACACGAGTGTCTTTTTGTAGATCTCGTATGCCGGGCGAAGTGACTGGATGAATTCTATCATAGTTTGGTTTCTAATAATGCAACGATTACGGTTGCGATGGATGCGTACAAGATACCCACAAGTCCGTAGGTGTATATAAAAAAAGACAATCCCAACCACCACGATAAGCAGAAAGCACAGTCAAGTGGTTTCATTCGTTTCCATTTGGAATAATCGCTTCCGTAGAGATAGCGTTTCAGTAGGTCGGCTGGTTTGCCAAAGTTTACGATGATGATGCTTAGACAAGCAATTCCAATTATTTCGTTGTACATCTTTCTTTCATTAGTTTAATTACTCTTAGCACTTCTCTGACTGAGATATCGGTTTGGCGGTGGATGGCTCTCGCTGACATTCCCGAACACCATAACTTGAATAACTCCCTTTCATAGAAATATGCTGTGTCAGTTACCTGGTTTATTTTGTTAATTCGGTTTGATTCAATTTGTTCTTCTTGCTCTCTCTCAAATAGTAGGTCGGGTTCTTCGGGGAAGTCCAGCTCATAGACATCATACTGATCGTATATGCGAGATTCTGCGAAGGGATGCCTGTTGCCGTTGATACAAAGGTATAAAGTGCGGATTGCCCAAAATTGGAGATATCCTTCTCGGTGCAACTTCTCAACATAGTCATCAGGTTTTTCAAGGATGGTTAAAAAAAAATATTGGTATAGTTCGTTGGCAAGTTCGTTGTTCTTAGCGATGTTCTTCGTTGCTTTCCTCAGCCAATCGGCTTTGGATAACTCCAATATGATATCCGCTTTTGTCAACTTTTCTTTTCAATAATGCAAATATAACCATCTTTTTCGTATTTTTTCTTGATGCGTAACGCTTCCTCCTCAGATTGGACTATACTGATTGAGGAGCTTAGACCTTTCGTGGAGGTGCAAACCCAATAAGGATAAAGCTTCGACATATAATTTGTTACTTGTTCGGTCATATTCTATGAGTGATTCGTACACTTGCACGGAGTTGATGATGGTTGAGTGATCCCGATGGAGAATCTTGCCGACTGAAAGATAGGTCATCTTCAAATGCTTTCTACATAAATAGCAAAACAAGTGCCGAGCATCCATAATGTTTTGAGTTCGAACCTTATCAACGATTGCATCAGGTGTGACATCATAGATGATTGCAACCACTCGCATCGCCTCAGCCCATTCGGCATCAATCTCGTTGATCTTGCATCTTGGGTTAATAATTTCTTCTTTAAGTTTTTTAACCTCATCAATTCGTTTTTGATTTAGGTCAACAACAACCGCACGAAGCCGTTTAACTTCTTGTTTTAATATATGTATTTCTTGATAATAATTCATAGTCGTTCTTCGTACATTGTGCGTTCACCAATGAATGTTGTTGGTATTGTGTAGCATTCACCGTGACGATTCTTTGCGATAATTAGTTCGGCTTCTTCGTGCTGGAGCTTCTCACCTGAATAGTATGCCGGGCGAAATGGGAACATCACAACATCCGCATCTTGCTCAATACTTCCACTCTCACGGATATCACTCAGCATAGGTCTTTTGTCCGCTCTCTCCTCACATTTGCGTGATAACTGTGCCAACACTATCACGGTGATATTTAGTTCCTTAGAAAGCAATTTTAAGTTTCGGGAAATTTCTGCAATCTCTTGTTCTCGGTTTGTTTTTGTTCCTTTGATTAACTGGATGTAATCAATCACCAAAAGTTCAAGTCCGTGTTTCGCTTTGTGGATTTTTGCCTTTGATTTGATTTGTTGGATACTGCAATTTGGATCGTCATCAATGAAGAATTGAACTGTTTGATTGAGTGCTGAATTTATTAGTTGATGAACTTCAAACTCACGAAGGTTTGCATTGCGAATCTTCCAATTGGCAAGGTCGGTGATCAGGGATAAGTATCTTTTTACCAATTGCTCATTGCTCATCTCCAGCGACAAGAACAATCCCTTTCCACCAATCTTGGCGAAGTCATACATCAAAGACAAAGCGAGTGCCGTTTTACCTTGACCAGGTCTTGCAGCCATTACAATCAAATCACCGTTGTTCCATCCACCCAATACCCGGTCAAGTCCTGCCCATCCCGTTTGTCTACCCGTGAGCTTGTCACCTCTTTGCACCGCCTCAATAATTGCATCAACGGTCTTGTTGGTAACTGATGTAATTTGAACGGGATCATTGATGGTCGTGAACTTGGTGTTGTCCACCATCGTTTGCATATTGGTGAGGATCTCTTTTAAGTCCGCAGTCAAATCCAAGTTGCTGATGTTATCAATCAATTGTTTTTTGAGATACCTGTGTTCAAGTGCTGGAAGGTGACTGCTGATGTTTGGCATCCCGTATACATCTTGAGTCAAGCGAACGATGGCAACCATCTCAACACGATTGAACTTCTTGCCCAAAGTCAGCACATCAATCTCATCGTTGTTGATGTACATCTCCAACATCACATCAAAGATTCTTTTGTTGAGTGGTGTTTCAAACCATTGAGATTTGATTCTCGGCAACATTGCCCGTGTTTGATCGTAGAATAGTAGTTGACCAATTATGTAATCTTCAAGTTCGCTCGTCATATTCTTGCAAGTTAAATACTTTTCGGTGGATAATTTGTGGAGTAGTGGTATTATTTGAAAGGTTGTTGCTCTTCCAAGTTCGGACGGCTGCCTTCCAGTTCTTCATTTTGTTTTTACCAACTAACCATCCGTTTGATTCGTAGTAGTCAAACCATTTTTCGGATACATCAGCCATTCCGATTTCAGTCATATAGGTTTTGATTTCAACAATGGATGGTTTGATAAAAACATCCTTTTGTTTTTTATTATCATTTACACTTTCACTCACACTCACACTCACACTATCAGCTTTTTTGGGTTCTTGAAAAAAGGGTTGGGTTATTTGGGTTTCTTCTTCCTTCTTTGGTCTACCACCTTTCGCACCATTCTCCTTTTGTTTACCAATGTAAACTTCGTACTTCTTCAAATCACGCTTGAGAGATTGTTGAATGGGTTCAAATGCAATGCTCAATAGTAGATCATCACACGGTGGATTTTCATCGTTCACATAAGCGAAGATGTGTTTGATTAGTTTACCTGCAATCTCATCAGGTAGTTTGTTGAATACTCCTTGCTGATCACAGTAGAGTAAAAATGATTTCTTGTCTTGAGCCATAAAAAAATCCCTCTCAAATTGCGGTAGTAGAAGTACACACAACTCAAAAGGGAAACAGGGGTTTAACTTTCGGCATCTTCTACATACCAGTTAACGCAACAAATTTAATCAATCACGGTAAATATCCCAAATCTTTTTTTACTTTGACTTGGTATCGTTGGCGTGACTGGTAGTTCTGCCCACGAAGATGTTCGTGATGCTCCTGGAGTTGAGCTCGTGTTCTCCTGATGGTTTCGGGTGATGGTAGTTGCTTGGCTTCAAACATCGTGAAGAAGTCATTGCCGTTGCACATACCTTTGTAGATCACCGTCA